TATCAAGTACACCTAAATGTACACCATTGCTTTCTGCAAATTTTAACAGGGCCGAAGTGTCCTTCGGAAAGCACATACCACCGAATCCGAATTTTCCGTCGGGGCCTGGTACTTTCATATGACTACGACCAATACGATTGTCAGACATAACCATTTGAGAAACAATCTCATAGTCACAATTCATTTTCTGTGCCAACTTATAAATCTCATTCATGAAGGAGACCTTGGTTGCAAGAAAAGTATTGATTGCATACTTAGCCATAGCAGCTTCACCGATAGTACAATGATATATGGTTTGAAGATATGGTTGTGTCTTCAAAATGATACGTTCAGCTTCTTTCATATATGCTTTTGTATTACCACCAATAAAGGCAAATTGTCCTGCCATAAAATCCCGAATGGCATTTGCTTCAGTTAAAAATTCTGGGGCATGGACAAGATTGGGATAAATTTCATTTAGCTTTTGATACACATCAATAGGTGCCGTAGACTTACTGATGATTACACCTTTGTATTTTTGCAGCTTGCCCAATACATTTAATAGAATATTAACATCACAAGTACCATCCTCGCTTTGAGGAGTAGGAGTACATATGAACACTCCATCACATTCCATCAAATCTTCATAAGTATGAGTATTCTTTGCAGGGTCAATATCCACAACTCGTACATCGAGGGAAAAGTCCGGTGTGGTAGCGCTTATAATTGCGCCGCCCACAACTCCTGCTCCCACGATGCCGATTTTAGTTTTATAATCTTGAATCATAATTATCCTTTTTTGCGTTCTACATAGCCAACAGTAAGGTCATTGCGACCTATTGCTTTGAGCCATGTATTTAGCCTATGGACAATAATAGAATCATCTGCGGGATTATCGAAGTTGATAGTGACGTCCATAACGGTATCGCCACTATCAGCCTCTCGGCTCCCATAACTAAGAGTAAAATTTTCATTTACCTTTTTTACCTTTGCCATAATGGCCCTTTATAGATCAAGCCATTGCTGGTTCTTGAGCAAGAGATTTAATTTCTGTCACTTCAAGATCTTCTTCAACTTTAGGCTTGGAGATTTTTGGTTGTTTTGCTGCAGGTGCAACAGCTTTAACTGGTGCTGCTTTTGCCTTTGGCGCCTTAGTTGCTTTAGGTGTTGCAGTTGTATTACCAACTTTCTTACCCATTGTCTCGATGATAAGACCAGACCATTGTGCAAACACGCCACCTTGATCCAAGAGATACTGACAAGCATCAGCCTTAGACATAGGGGAAGGCAGCTCAATCAACTCCAATGGAGAATGACCGCCCTTGGCCAATACTTTAGTACGAGAAACGATATCGTTCGCGAAACGAACTTTAGTGATACCATGCTGAGTCGAAACACCTACAACTGAAAATTTAGACATTGTCTTTTCCTTTAAAAATGATATAAAAACTTCTCACCAAGAACTCACTGTTCTTACCTTAATTATATAGCCTTTAGCATCCTGTGTCAAGCATAAAGTTTTCAAGTGTTGTTCTTTCACAACACCGCCTTAACTTTGGCAGAATGTTTGCACACTTTACGGAATTGGAAGCCCATGCAATCACAAGTAACATCTCCATCTACAGAAATGACATTGTATATCTTTCCTGATGATTTTGATTTGACTTGGAAGATGCGCTCAGCACTTCGTTCTTCGGAAAACGTGTGTCCGACTATAAACTTCTTATGAATATAGGATATGGGATATTCCGGATTGCCTGTACGAAGAGAGACATAGTCTTTGTCCAGCCATTTCGGATTAGGAACGACCTTGCCCTTGAAGGACTTGATGTCGAACTCTTGACCCAAAAGATTGGACCGCCACTTTGTCGTCAATTCTATATCTGCACCTATCGAAAAATTCATAACCTTTTCCTCATTCGAACCATTATTATATAACCGTTTGTATCAGAAGTCAAGCATTTTCTGCCAAAAAAATACCCCAGTCCTTGCTGGGGTAAAAATTAAATATTAATTATTAATCTTTAGTTTTTCGGATTTCTGCGTCGTCGGTAAGCTCTATAATACCTTTATCTTCAAAAAACGCTACCGTATCTCCGATTCCTTGTTGGTATCCATAAATCTTGCATGCCCAACACGCACTCAATAATAAAATAATTTGCACGATATCATAAAATGTAAATGTAATGTTTTCCATTCTTCTTCTCCTTATAATTAAGTTTGAATTTGATGATAAATCCTATCATTCGTTCAAATCATAATCTACATCATACACAAACCAATCTTTTTGTTTCTGTCTAAGATTTTTGAATTGGTTGTGCTCGATTAAAAATTTAGCAACCAGACTATTTTCTAAACCGTATGCCTCGATCTCCCAAGGTTGATCCCAGTAAGAAATATCGTCCTCGTATGTTTCTCCTCTCCATACAGTTACATATTTTGTCTTTTTATACCTATCCTTCATTTCGCCCTTAGCCATTTGCTTAAGGTGCACCATCTCATGAGCAAGTACAGAAAACATATGAATTTTCTTTCTTGTTCTTTGTATGTCTATGTTGAATGTTCTAGGTAATGGTAATCCTTCTTCCTCAAAATCGCAATAGCCACCTGCATCTAATTTATCTCTGATGTAGATGTTTAGTGTAATGTTCTTATCTAATTGCGGGGATATTAGCTTATCAGCAAAAGAACTTGCCGCTAATTTTAATAGTTGCGTTAGGTCTCTATCTTTAGCTCCGTTAACTTTGACTATCATAGTTTCCCCTTATTGGATTACCTTTTATTTATAAATGTTAGATCTCCTAAGTTATTAGGGCTCTCAATCTTTTGAGTGGATTCGAGTCCTTGTAAAATTTTTAAATCAACAATGTCAATAGGAACAGGGGATTCGTCTAATGTAGGTGCAACATTTGCTTTTGCTTTTAAATTTCCACCGCCTAAACGACTATTAGAAAGTGTTTGCATATTATATCCTTATTTTAGAAAAGTCTCTTTTAGGACTACTAAAGTTTCCATCAAACGGGGAGTCTATTTTAGGTGAGGGTCTTTCTTGACGTTCATGTCTGATGCCCGAATCTGTGATACCTTTTTGTGCTGATTGTTCAAGATCATATAATTTCATCTTCGCCCTATCAACACCAATAACGAAACGCTTGTTGGTTGTAGGATCGTTATATCGATTCTTCAACTGCTTTACCATAAGTTGATTCAATGATTCCATTTCTTCAGTTGAAATCAAAGCAAACATGAAGTCTACTGTCGCGGGCAATCCAAAAGATTCAGAAGTATCTGTCAATTCAACATCTGTGTTTCCATAACCACCTCGAGTAGTCTGTGTAGCTGATAAAATAGGAACATTCTCTTCAACCGCCAAGCCTCGAAGTTCTTCCGCAATAGACTTAATCAAAGTATAGGAATTAATATTAGCTCCGCCCTTGAACCTAGAACTTGCACAAATATTCAAATAGTCAATAATGATGACATCTGGCTTGAATTGTTTCTTTAGCTGTAATTCATTCAACAAAGATTTGAAATGACCAGAGTGTGCTCCAGCTGTAGGATATTCTTTAATGATCAACTTTCCTTCGGTCTTGTTACGAATTTTCTCAATACGATTATCGAACAATGCCTTGGGAAGTTCTTTTAGCTGATCCATAGTGATGTTCATTAAGTTTGCATCAATACGTTCTGCAATACGTTCTTCAGCCATTTCTAAAGTAATGTAGAGAACATTTTTGCCCTGTGCCAATACTGATGCTGCAACGTGACACATGAATAAAGATTTACCAACACCTGTTCCTGCCAAACAAACATTCAATGTCTTATTCGGCATACCACCATTAGTAATTTTATTAAAGTAATCTAAGTCGAAGGGAATGCGAGACTCTACCCTGTGATAAAAGTCATATCGACTATCTGCACTGTTTAAGTAATCATGCCCAACATTATTGTCGAAACATACACCAAGTGCATCTTGTAGAAGTTGAGGGATGCCATCTTCAGATTTACCGCTGTCTCTACCATCAATGATTGCGATTGACGATAGAATAGCATTGTAGATGGCTTTATCTTTACAGAACTTCTCTGTCTCTTTATAGAGCCATTCTTTATTATGTTCTGTTGGATCAAGATCGTGAATGTATTCTACGACCTCTTTATATTGATCCTCATTTAAAGACTTGTCATTTTGAACAGCAATAACCAAAGCATCCTTGCTAGGTATTGCATTGTAATCATCTATAAAGCCTTTGATCTTATCATAAATTATTTTCTCATTATTTTCTATAAAGTAATCCCGCTTCAAAAACGGAATTACTTTTCTCATAAACTCATCGTCATTCGCCAGATTCTGGAGAATTACTTTTTCTATTTTCGTATTCATCCACTGCCTTTGTAATAATATCTGTCATGATCTCACCTAGAATTTTTTCAAATTCCGGACCATTGACCTCTTCAACTGCCATGCCTTCGGGGGAAGCAATTACAGTATAATCTAATTGCAAATCTTTATTACCATCATCTTGATCTAATTCATTGATAGAAAAAGATGTGCCGTTATATTTGCCGTCTGTAATTTTAATACCCCAGACTTCCTGATCATTTGTTTTAATTACCCATGGTTCATACTTGACTTGCATGTTCATATTCCTCGTCTAATGATTCTCCAGACATCTCTGTGCCCACCATGTCAATTGCTGCTACCTTATATCTACCTTCGATATAATCGCGGAATGCTTTAGATGATAAAATTGGCATCCAGAAGTCTTTTGTGTATGTGTCTTTGACACGGTATTTCTTTTCTTCAACTTCACCTGTTGCTGGGTCTACTTTCGAATACCAACCATTAGATGGCTTAACAACAAACTTACCTTCAATTGCTACATCTAACAAACCAGACCATGTACTAATACCGCCTTCGAATGTTACTTCAACAGGGATCTTAGATTTTTCACGAACGAATCTAGATTTTTCGACATTAACAATAAAGTTATATCCAATAACATCTGTTCCTTCTTTTTCTTGTTGGCGACCAATAATGAAGATGTTATCCGCAGAATAGTAAATGCCTGTACCGCCAGAAACAATTTGTTTAGGGAACAAACCAATTTCCTGATAGGTATGGTTAACAACAACCATCGGAATATCTTTAATATTTAAATGAGGTGTGACCATTCGGAACAAGCTCTTCATCTGTTTAGCTCGAGTCATATCTGCAACAGATTTGCCTTCAAGTGCATCATCAACTTCTTTCTTAGATGCAAGATTGCCAACTGAGTCTACAACAATAATAACATGATCGCCTCGTTCAACTTGATTGATCTGAGACATGATATCAAACTTTAATTGTTCAATATCTGTTATGGGTGTATGAAGTACTCGATTGGTATCAATCCCGAAACTATCAAAGTAAGACTGAGGACTGCCAAACTCAGAATCATAAAATAACACAACAGCATCTTCATATTTGTCCATGTAAGCTTTTGCAAGTAACAAAGAAAACGCTGTCTTAAAATGTTTAGATGGACCTGCAAAAACAGTTAACCCTGGGGTCAACCCACCTTCTAAACTACCAGATAGCGCAACGTTAATCATAGGAACAGAAGTTTGAATCATATCCTTCTTATTGAAGAATTTTGATTTGTTTAAAACTTCTGTTTCCTTTATGGTAGAATTTTTTTTCAATTTGTCAAGTAAAGACATAACAACTCCTTAAGTATATTTCAATATTATATAGCATAATGCAATAAATGTCTAGTCATTCTTACCGCACTTTGCCCTTTTATCTTTGGTCAATTTGCCAAAGTCAACTTTCCATTCTGAACCAGGTGCTAGTTCTGTTCCCTTTTTAGGAGTAACAAAATTAATACCTGCCTGTTTTCTAATATCATCTACACGTAAACGATATTTTGTTAAATCATTTCCTAAATTAGGATAAGGTGCAACGTGGGGGAACATCCAACCTGCATATTCGCCTGTCTTATTGTTAATGACAATTTTATAATATGCAGTAGGAACAATTACTCCCGATCCAATTTTTTTATCCTTATCAGTATAGATACCGCCGCCGATAACATTATATGAATTATTTGTTTGCGATGCCCAACCTCTAACAGAAGTTTCAAGTAGTTTCCAAATGCCTCTGTTTAATGAACCAGCTTGAGGAACCATGTTTGTCATTAAGAATGATTCATATTCTATTTGTTGATCCCATGATAAATCGCCATCTGGTACTACGTGGCCTTTATCATATCCTGTGCCTGCATAGTCTTCAGGTTTTGGACCATTCTTAATAGATTTGTCTGCGACAAAAGCATTTGTTCTTGCAATGCAACCAATAGCATTGTCGGGTTGCAAGGTGTAAGCTACATACGCTGGAATTTTTGCAGTAGGATCATATGCGACAAGAAAAGCATGTCTGCAAATAGGTTGTAATTCTTTCTTTGTTTCTGCAAATCCATATGGTGCGTGTATTCTACATTCCTGTACAGGTAGGGGAGCTCTTTGTTCCCAAGCTTGTACCGATAACCCTGCGAATAATATAAACGCAATTAATAATTTTTTCATCCGAATAATCCTTCTAGTGTTGCTTGTGGTTTAGCAGACCAAC